ATATTACAGAAGACCATGCCTACCTGGCAGATCAGAGAGATTAAAGAGGAACTAGAGAATAAATTAGCGACACTATGGGAGAAGTAGATATGCAATTTTTATTTGGTTTATTTGTTGGGGCTGTAATTACAATAATTCTTATTGGACTTATTCAAAATAATGAATAAAACACTCCTCCTCACCCTATTTGGTATCTATCTAGCAGTTCTACTCCTCTACTTCGGTACCAAACAAGTCACTGGTAACCTAGATTCACTGATCCATGATAAGACCGACTATACCCAGAAGTCCAATAATGATCTGCTCAGACTCAGAGATGAGTACAATCTCAGTACTGAGGAATTCCACCGAGAGGCCTTAGTGGATCAAATGTGTCAGATTAGATCTAAGATGGCAGGAGCCTCAGCAGAGATAGAAAAATTCTTGCATAGCAGATGTAATTAACATATTGACAATAGTTATAATTTAAACTATTATCCCGTTCGTTATAAACCTTATAGAAAGGTTGAACGGGAAAACTCCGGACCATCTACCTACGGGTTAAGCCCAACTGACGGACAGTGTAATCCGAATATAAAGTAGTTGAAAGACAATATGGGACCACCTATTGATCTCTTGCAGTTTATCACGGAAATAATCGTCATGCTACTCGGTGTAGTCGTGATTGTTATCTCTATTTGGATACTTAAAAAGTTACCAAAGAGGTGATGACTGTTTCCCCCACTCGAAAGGGTGGGGGAGTATTAGACTATTGACAGTATAATAAATTTAGTATATGTTGGATGCATGTTCAAAAGAAAACGAAAGAAAATCAAGGTCTTAGGTGAATACTTTCCAGTGTATAAAAATGGACAAATCAGTCACTTAATCTACGTTTTGGTAGAGAACTTGGAATAATATGTTATTCAAAGCACAATCAAGACTTCGTTCTAACCGTATTAAGACTAAAATCAAGCATGTAGCAGCCTCGGTCAGTACAGTTTTTATCATCTCTTTGATGTTTATTGGTTCAGCTCGGTACTTTGTGAGTACGGTTACTGCAACTGCTCCTGGTGATGAACCCAAAGTGGTGGAGAAAATAGTCATCAAAGAACAACCAAGAGAGAATATCGACACTTGGATTGGTGATTCAGTGGATCAGTTTCTTCCCACTCACAAGTCAGAAGCCAGAATGATTATGCACTGCCTAGCTCACCGAGAGTCTGGACATGGTTCTAGTAACTCACAGGGTGACGGAGGTTTAGCAGGGGGGGGATTTCAATTTCATGAAGCTACTTGGGTCGGCATGAGAAAAATGATGATTAAACAAGGAGCGGCTACTGAAATAGGATCTAGATTTAACCTCAAACAGGCTACTTACACTACTGCTTGGGCCCTATCTAATGGTGATGCTTTAGAATGGGGACCGATATTGAGAGACTCTCATGGTAGTAACTTTGCATCCTGCCAGACACCTTCTTGGTACAAATAAATGACTCAACTCTACGCTACTGGATCGTCTCAGTTTTTCCCCGCTACTATGACGTTCTTTGTAACTACTCCCATTGAGCCGTCTCTTCAGGTTTTTATGGCAGGTATCGCATTCGGATCAATTATTACTTTCTTAATTATCACCTGCATGGCTTTATTCGCTAGTACTGCTAAATAACTATATTGTTTGTTTAGTAAATGGGTTATAATTTAGGCATGACGAGAATAGTTGGAGCTTCATTCTATTTTGAAGGTTTTTACAAAAAACCCACTAAATTTATCGTCGGACAGAGCACAATACAGAGTATTTACCTGAAAGAAGGTTCTGTATCAGTTAATTACGAATCAGGAGACAGCCAAGTTTTCTGTAATATTCCCTGTTTAATTAGAACAGAAAAAATTTGCAACAGATGCGATCAAAGAGTTACTAGTACAGAAGAAACTTGCAGACAATGCCTAATAGACACCAACGGTGTTTAGTAATCTGGGGTGATGAGAACATAAAAGCACTCGGTCGAAGTGTCATTATTCGGGCTATCAAAGACTATCAATACGCTCAATACAAACGAGAGATAATGGATTGGGTCGTGGATATGCAAGATTTTTTCCCCTTCTATGCTGAATCAATGGGACTCGATCAATATATTCTCAGAGAAATGATGGTTGATAAAATGATTAAGATTGACACTTGTGGAACCGCCAGTCTCTATTTGCATGGAGAAGTTAGGAACCGGAAGTGAAAGTACTCATCACTGGATCAAAAGGATTTATAGGAAAGAATCTAGTTAATTATTTACGTTCAGAGGGGTGCCAAGTCGTAGAATTTGAAGGTGATATTACCAAACGAGCAGACATTAAGCAGAGTTTTACTAATCACATTGACGCAGTGGTCCACCTATCTGCATACGGTAATGACTCCAGTCACGATCAAAAAACAGATAGCGGTATAGCTCAGACCCTCCATACGAACATTATTGGAACCACCCAACTGATAGAAAAGTTTATCCATTCAGAGGCTAAGACGTTTATATTTGCAGGTTCAAGCAGCGAGTATGGAACTCAAAAAGAGCCAATGAGTACAGAGTCTACCCTAGACGGTAAGACTCCATATGCTCTCTCCAAAATAGCCATATCTAATCTACTAAAAGGACTGGATGTACCTAGTAAACGATTCAAGGTGTTGCGCCTCTTCTCAGTCTATGGTCTATATGAGAAACCAAACCGGCTCATCCCTACCGCTTTTAGGTGCTCTTTAACTGGAGAAACGATGCCCATAGCTGATGGAGTACATGACTTTGTTCACGTGTCAGATGTGTGCAAATCAGTCCTTAAATTGCTTGATGAACCAAGAACTACCCCTACTATTTCCCATGTTGCATCAGGTATACAATACTCTAACCAAGAAGTATTGGAGACAATAGAACAGATAACCGGAAACAAAATAAACACTTACCCAAGAAACAATATCAGACCAGCAGACACAAACTTTTCATGGGTATCAGACAAAAAATCAATTCTTATTCAACCTACTTACTCCCTAAAAGATGGTCTAACCGAGGTATGGAAACACAGACACTTATAAAACAAATTTTTGACGAATCATATAAACGTGGAATCGGCCATATTGGTTCGTGTATCACGATGGCCCCTATTCTCAACGCTATTTACTCCTACAAGTGTAAAGAAGACACTGTTGTATTGTCTGCCGGTCATGCTGGCCTAGCTCTTTTTCTTACTCTAAAAGGTCATAATTATCCCATAGATATTGATTCTAAAGGGACTCATCCCGACTATTCACCAAAAGAAGGAATCGATGCATCGACTGGATCTCTCGGTCATGGTATCGGTATTTCTGTAGGCTACGCTCTAGCGGATAGATCAAAGATTAGCTATTGTGTTTCCAGTGACGGTGAAGTGGCTGAGGGATCATGGTGGGAATCACTAAACATAGCTATTAACCAGAAACTATCTAACTTAAAAGTATTTATCAACTGTAATGGATACGGGGCCTATGATCCAGTTGATACCGAAAGAATCATATCCAAGGTAGTAGGTTGGGGAGCTGCTGCTATGGTGATTGATAACGAATCAGAACTACTAGAATCATTAGAAGAATCAGTCCCCGATCTTCCCTTAGTCGTCATAGTTAAATCGAATAGCGACTTCTCAGATAATACTGGCCTAGATGCTCACTACAAACCCTTAACAGAAGATCAATACAAAAGACTATGAGAGAAATTAAATTTAGAGCTTGGGACAATGATAAAAAAATAATGGTTCAGCTTGAGAAACTTTTTTGCAGATCAGGTGAACCAATTTTTAATGGAGGTAGTACTGATTGGCACACTCATGACTCAACCATAAGTCTTAATGAAGAGAGACATCCCGATTTTTTAAATGGTTCAGTTATGATGCAATACACCGGTCTCAAAGATAAAAACGGTGTGGAAATTTATGAGGGAGATATTGTTATCAGTAAGGGTGAGAGAAAACTTGTTGAATGGACTGGAGGAGATGACCAGGATTATCAGGGATTTGACCTAAACCAAGTTTTTGGAAAATGGAAAGTTATCGGGAATATCTACGATAACCCAGAACTATTAAAATGAGAAAAGACTTCGCCGCTATTCTCCACGATCTGATGTCCAAGGATAAAGACATCTTCTTTCTAACTGGTGACCTGGGTATGTTTGTGCTCGATGATCTCAAGAAGGACTATCCCGACAGGTTTATAAACTGTGGAGCCAGTGAGCAAGCCATGTTAGATATAGCTGTAGGTCTCTCTTATGCGGGTAAAAAGGCTATTTGTTACTCAATCAGCCCATTCACCATATTCAGACCATTCGAGACGATTAGAACGTATATAGACCACGAGAATTTACCTATCTTACTGGTCGGTAGTGGCAGAAACTCAGACTATGCCCACGATGGCTGGAGCCACGATGCAACGGATATATCCTTCTTCCTCAACCACTTTAAAAATGTGAGACAATGTTATCCAGCAGACACTAAGGAATTAGAAGTCAACATCCAGGAGTGGTACCAGGGTACTCCGATGTTCTTGAGTTTAAAGAAATGAAATTACACATATCAATAACTGATTTAGAGAAACTGACGAATTCAGGAAAAGTCAAACTACGAGAGTGGTGGACTCCAGAAGGTGGAGATCTTTGGACTTTAGAGGACAATATACCCAACGGTAGTTCGTACTTACTTCAGTTCCTGAACCCACATTTCATGGACATATTTCTCAAGAATGAGGGTATGTTGCCTCTCCTCTCAATTGGCCAACTCATCCAGTACTTAGATGAGTACTCAAATAAAGACTGGAGGATAGATACAGAACACCATGATGATCCCATAAATTGCAAAGACCACCTTGGGTTGATTGAATATTCTGTACATTGGGCTAATGACAAAGGACAAATAGGAAACGTAGCCGAAAACAAAGAACTTTGTGACGCTTTGTTTGAGGCAGTAAAAGACATTCTCAACAAACCCTAACTCTATGCCAAAGAAGCAGATTGAAAAACCAACAAAGCCAATCATCCCCTTGGGAGACTTTTCAACCTATGGGGAAACTAATATTGCTGCTGCACTCATCTACCTAGCAGACGTTTTACTCTACCTGTCTGAAAAAGAGGATTAACTATGCCCACTGACTATACAAAAGAAATAGAAGAGATCCTGCACAAAGCACGAACTGATTATGATCCAAGAGATGGGGACGCAACCGATTCGAGGGAATTATTAAAGGAACTAATAGCCCTCATCCACTTAGCTCAAAGAGAAGAACGAGAACGGATTATTAAAGGAATAGAAAATGCTGAGTCTGAGATAAGACAAGAATCATATCGTAAAAATAAAATGCCTCTTTCAAGCGAATTATATTATGCAGTCAAGTCCTTTATCGAAGAAGGAGAGATTGGAGATAAAAATCATCCCATATCAGTACGCTTGAGAGAAGCGGCCAATAGAGGTCGTTATGGATATGACGGTCTAGGAGAAGAACTACTTAAATAATGCCAGTAAAACCAACTCTACCAGCAGATACCAAGGATAGACACTACTACCTAGTACCGGTCTACCACCATTACAAACAGGTGAAAGTAATAGACCGATGTTGTGAGTGTGACCATAAGACTGGATCACATCTGGAAGAACGAGGGGTGAAAATTATCGGATGGGAAGTTAAATGGGAGAAGAAAGATCTCTTTTATTTTAATGATGAGTTTGTGAAACAGATGAATGAGCAACTTTTCTTTAAACCTAATATGTCTGCAACAATATTAAACATTAAACGCATCTAATGCCAGCAGGTAGACCAAACTCATATACTCCAGAGATAGCAACTAAAGTATGTGCTGAATTGGCTATGGGTAGGTCTCTAAGATCTGTCTGTAAACAAGATGATATGCCATGTATCCAGAGTATATTTAATTGGTTTCATCTGTTCCCAGAATTCGTAGAGCAATACGCGCGCGCGAAAGAAGAATCAGCCGATGCTATGGCAGAGGAAATACTTGCTATATCAGACGAAACAGAAGAGGGAAAGACAATCACAGTTAGGGGTGATGGAAATGAGGAGGTCAAGACAGAGGATATGCTAGGTCACAGGAGATTAAAGATCGATACTAGGAAGTGGCTCATGGCTAAAATGAAACCAAAGAAATACGGGGACAAATTAGATATGACCTCAAACGGTGAGACTCTAAATGTGAGCGTTTCAACTGGTACAGGAATGGTACCAATGCCCAAAAAGGACTCGTAACCGAGCTATATCTGATTAAATGTCTTTGTTAGTCTGTCACATACGTTAGAGACATAACACCGGAATAATACCCCACTCATGCCCACTTTGCAAATACCTGACCTCTCCCGGCTCATGCCCCATCAAATTGAGGTCATGCAGAATCAACCAGAGAGGTTCAAAGTCCTAGTCTGGCATAGGCGTGCTCGCAAAACAACCACTCTACTTGAAGAGATACGCAAGCAGTCCTACCTTCGTAAAGGGATCTACTGGATTGTTTTACCTCTCCGTAAGCAAGCTAAAGACAACATCTGGAAAGATCCTGATATGTTGTTTCGGATCTTCGACCCGGCTGAGATCAAGAAGGCCAACGAGACAGAGCTCACTCTCTACCTTAAAAACGGTTCAACTATCCTATTACATGGAGCAGATCAACCTGAGTCATTAAAGGGAGGAAATCCTATTGGTGGTGGATCTGATGAGTTCGACACCATGAGCATGAATCTGTGGAACGAGGTGGTATATCCGATCGTCAACAATAACGGTGGTTGGTGGTGGTTTACTGGCACACCCAAGGGAAAGAAGAACCTTTTTAAACTCCTCAGTCTCTCACGTGACGGTCAAAAGAACTGGTATGGTATGCACTTACGGGGTGATAAATCAGGTATTCTCACCACTGACCAGGTAGAGGAAGCCAGACGAACAATGACCGAAGCTATGTTCAATCAGGAGATACTCTGTGATTTCTTAGAGGATGCTGGAACGGTCTTCCGTCGTATCGCTGCGGCAGGTACTGCCAAACCTCAACAGCCTAATGATGCTGGGATGTATGTAATGGGTGTGGATCTAGCTAAGTACCAGGACTGGACAGTGATCGTGGTGGTTGATCGATCTACCAATGAAGAGGTGTATCGTGATCGTTTTCAGAAGATTGAGTGGCCATACCAGAAGGCCAAAATCGCCTCAGTGGCTAAGTTCTACAACAACGCCCGTATCTACATCGATGCTACTGGAGTAGGTGACCCCATCGCTGATGACCTGATGAGACAAGGATTATCAGTCGAACCTATTAAGTTAAGTAACCAGAGCAAGAAAGAAATCATCGAGAAACTAGCTATCTGGATCGAGCAAGGGTATTACAAATATATCGACGATGAGCAAGGAAATGCCAAGTTTGAACTCGAGAACTTTACCTATAACATGTTGCCCTCTGGGGCAGTCCAGTACTCAGCTCCTGATGGGATGCACGATGATGAGGTAATTGCTAAGGGTCTCGCTTGTTGGGCGTTGTTTGAGAAGATCCCTGAACGGAAGCGAAGAGAACCAACCATCATTGAAATAGCCAAAGCACGAGCTGTCAGACGGTATGAATCAGAGAACTCTGGCGAGGAGTTAGAAGTAGAAATTGTTGAATAGTAGTGACTAACTAAATACCTCACTACATAATACTGATATGTTGACTGAAATCTTTTCTTTGATTGGACTGGTCGTGGTGTCCGTCTTGATGTATTTGCAACACCGAACCTATACCCAACAAGTGAATGATCTTATCAAGGCTGTCATGGCTAAGAACGCAAACGAGTTTATTGACCTGAAACGATCTGATAAAAAGACCGAAGATAAACCATACGAAAAAGAAGAAATTAACCTTTCTGAATTAGATGATGACAAATGGCTAGACGCTATCTCTAAATGAATCAGAACTCTACCTCCTCCATGTCCTCACAGGTGGCTGCTCAGCAATTGAACAGTTTTATCACCTCAATGAAAC